TAACATCTTAAAGGGATTTGGATATCCAGTCAATAGCTACGGTGATGATGGCAAGATAGCCGTTGATCCGTCACAAGCAACAAGATTTGTAGTAAACAAGCCCAACCTTCTTGTTAGGATTGACAGAGAAACTGACACTATAAGCCTAAGCACTAGCGAAAAGCAAAGTGACACTAAGCTACATAAAATGTTAAAAAACTTAAGTCAAGAATATTTAATGAACTTTGACTTTAGAATCTTCGGAAAAACACTAAAGCCTAAAGGCGAGACTGTTGATATAGCTAAAAAACAGGACCCAGATATGATGGAAGACATTAACAGAATACGAAAACTAGCAGGCCTAGCTGAAAGCTGGGACGACTACGAAGATTTAGAAACTGATCCAATGGATCCACCAGTTAACATGTGCCCAGACTGTGAAGGCACCGGTACTGATACAGCAGGCGAGACTTGCCAATCATGTGGCGGGGAAGGCGCCATACACGAAGGTACACTAAACACTATCGGACGCAAGATGGGCATTTCTTCTACTAAAGGAAAACCAGATCCGAGGAAAGCCCCGACGTGGGCAACTGCTATAGGCCAAGTGCCGAGCGGCGCCTGGCACTGGCTTGAAAAAGAAGGTCCAGTAGAAACAGACGATTCTAACGAGTACTTTCCTCTAAGTGGCAAAACTGAATTTACAGGATTCATAAGTCCATTTGAAGGCGATCCCGAAACACTATCTGATTTTGCCCGAGCAGATTATAACTCAGAGGAAAGCCAAATGAATGAATTCAGAGACGATTCCGACGACGATGATTTTGAAAGAGGACAACAACTCGAACAAATTATACAAAAAGTATTCAGAGCGGCAAAGAAAACTATACCGCTAAGATCAGTAAAAGGGAAAAGAACAGGCTCAGCAGTAACAGAAAAGATTTTTAAAATGCTACGTCAGGCTATAGACGCAGACATGGCTCGCTGGGTATTAGAAAAACATCCAGACATGGGCACTGATCTATCAGGAAACGTTGACACTGAATCTGCCCCGGAAGACTTAGTGGCAGATGAGCTGTCAGATTTCATATATCAAATGTTAAGAAAAGATCACGGATTACCAAATGGGCTTGAGGAAAATCAAATAGACGAAGAAACTTTAAACGAGATCGCTGGCACTTTGGCCGGACTGGGCGCAGGAGCAATTGCAGCCGCCCTTAAGAAATACGGTAAATCAAAAAGATCAGCCGCGCAACGTACAGTTGATACTTATTATTCGAATAAAAACCGTGACGAGGAAGGCGCCGAGATAGCTGATAAATTTGCTAGGAATAATCGCGGTAACTACCAAGCTAGCAAGAGAGCAGTTAACAAAGTTAAACGTCCAGAAACTAAAAAGAGACACCAGGACGTTATTGATCAGCAGAACCGTGCTTATAAATATTACGACGACAATCAAAAGAAATCTTATATCAAACAATTATCTCCATCAGAAAGCCTAGGAGAAGGATTCGGTAGCATGACCGGAAGTAGTAAAACAAGCTACCAACCACTTGACAATGTAAAAATTGTTGTTAAACATAAGAAGCCGGTAGCTGAAGATGTACGTGGAGCGCGTAGCAGAAACATCCATAGTATCTTTATCCAACGTGGCGAAGAAAGATTTAAAATGGCAGAGAATAGCTTGCCAGCGGCACGAGCAGTTGCACGTCATATTAGTAAAGGTGGCGAGATGCACGACGAAATAAGCGAGCAAATTATAAACATGGCAAGCGACTATGAGAAGCTACGCGAATTTGTACGCTATGTAAAATCGAGTAATTTAGTAAACGAATCCAACGAAGATTACGTACAGCTAGCAGTCGAAAACATTAAGAATATTCGAGAAACATTTAAGAAACTTAGTGGTGCTAAATCCTACGAGAAAACAGTAGAAAGTTTGGTACAAACCGCCAGCGCAGAATTGCTCGAAGATGACGTAGACTTAGAAAGCAAGTTTACTGAAACACATTTTGATAGCAAAGTAGAAAACGTACTAGGCACACTTAAAACGTTAAGTTACAAAAAGAAGGCATACGAAGCGGCAATTACTAAAGCTGTTAAAACTGAAACATTCGAAAATCTAAAAGATATGCTACATGAAGCTGATGTTTTAGATTTCCAAACCCCACAAGCTAGGTTAGGTTACCAAATTAACCAACTAGGTCATAGCGCAACTAACCCTGAACTAGGACAGTTCTTACAGGGATTAAGCAAAAGGGTAACTGAAGGCGGATCTTTAAACCAATTTGAGTACGGAACTGTAAAAAGTTGCTTATTGAGCGCAAACACAGTACCACAAGCACCAGCTACTGGAGATGACATATCCGAAAGCTATGTTAGCTTTTTTAACCAGTTTGACTAGTAAAAACGCAGTAAAAAGATAAATAAAATTGTTAGAAATGTTAGCTGTTAATTAATTTAAATTAGCAGTTGACAAATCTATCTTAGGCACTATAATAAGGCACAGTAAGAATTGTTTTATAAAACAAAGGCTTACAAACAAGGCACATATGGCATAATAATAAGGAGAATCATCATGGCCCAATCACAATTAGAAGCAATGCGAGCAAAGCTCAAAGCAATGGAATCAAAAGGTTCCGACTCTAGCAGTAACACCCCATCCGATAACGCAATTTACCCATTCTGGAACATTGACGAAGGTACATCAGCTACCATGCGTTTCTTACCAGACGGTGATGAAAACAACACATTTTTCTGGGTAGAACGAAATATGATTCGTTTGACCTTCCCCGGCGTAAAAGGCGGAGAACAGAATAAAATGGTAACTGTACAAGTACCTTGCATGGAAATGTGGGGAGAAACTTGCCCAGTACTAACAGAAGTACGCCCTTGGTTTAAAGACCCTAGCTTAGAAGATATGGGTCGCAAATACTGGAAGAAACGTTCTTATATTTTCCAAGGATTTGTAACTGAAAACCCTCTGAGCGAAACTGCTCCAGAAAATCCAATTAGACGTTTTGTTATAGGTCCACAGATCTTTAACATTATTAAAGGTGCGCTAATGGATGCAGATATGGAAAATCTCCCAACTGATTATCTAAACGGTTGCGACTTTAAACTAGTGAAAACTACTAAAGGCCAGTACGCAGATTACAGCACAAGCAAATGGGCACGTAAAGAGAGTAGCATTAACGAAGAACAGTTACAGGCAATTGATACCTTTGGGTTAAACAATCTTAACGACTACTTACCAGCAAAACCAACAGCAGAAGGCCTACAAGCTATCTCTGAAATGTTTGCGGCTAGTGTAGACGGCGAGTTGTATGATCCAGCTAAATGGGGTCAGTTTTATAAGCCTTACGGTGTTGATGTTCCTAAAACTCAAACCCAAACTACTGCGCCAGCGCAGAGTGAAACTGCTCAAGCACCTGCTACCCCAACGCCAACCCCGACTGCTGATGCTAGTACAGCCGCGCCAGCACCGACAACTGTAGCTGAAACTACTACAAGCGATGAACCGTTTGAAGCAGATCCAGCACCAGCAGGAGAGCAGAAGTCAGCCGCTGACATCCTGAGCATGATTCGCAATCGCGAAAACGGTTAAGGAGTAAGTAATGCAGAAACCATTTGACTTATCGAAATTCCGTAATGGGATTACAAAAAGTATTACAGGCATAAGTGCAGGCTTCCATGATCCGAAAGACTGGGTTAGCACAGGAAACTATACACTCAATTATCGTATTAGCGGGGATTTCACAAAAGGAATTCCTCTTGGTAAGGTAAGTGTTTTTGCAGGCGAGTCCGGTTCAGGTAAATCTTTTATCTGTTCCGGCAACATCGTTAAGAACGCACAAGACATCGGGTGTCAAGTTGTACTGTTTGACAGTGAAAACGCACTAGACGAAGATTGGCTTAAGGCACTCGACGTTGACACAAATCCTGACAAGTTGTTAAAGATTAGTGTTAGCATGATTGACGACGTTGCGAAAACAATGAGCGACTTCATGAAGGATTATAAAACAAACTACGGCGATTTAGATTACGAAGACATGCCAAAAATGTTATTTGTAATTGATAGCTTAGGTATGCTTTTAACTCCCACTGATGTTGCACAGTTTGAAAAAGGTGATATGAAGGGCGATATGGGTCGTAAACCTAAAGCACTAACATCACTAGTTCGTAACATGGTAAATCAATTAGCACCTTACCCTGTTGGCATCGTAGCAACAAACCACACTTACGCATCACAAGACATGTTTGACCCCGATGATAAAATCAGTGGCGGACAAGGCTTTATATATGCGTCAAGTATTGTTGTAGCAATGCGAAAACTTAAGCTAAAACTAGACGCTGACGGCAACAAAACAACAACTGTACAAGGTATTAGGGCGGCATGTAAAGTGATGAAAACACGTTACAGCAAACCTTTTGAATCTGTGCAAGTTGAGATTCCGTATGAATCTGGAATGAGCCCTTACAGTGGATTGCTAGATATGTTTGAAGCTATCGGCGCTATTACTAAGACTGGTAACAAGTTAGAATACGTTAGCCCAGTTACAGGCGAAATCATCAAAGAGTTCCGAAAGGCCTGGACAGATGAAAAGCTACAAGTAGTAATCGACGAATGGGATCAAAATCCTATTGCTCACCCAGAGATGCAGGATGTCGACGCTGA